TTCTCCCTTACTTATATGTCTGGAACTTCCGGCTGCAGTACAAGATCGTTTAATAACAACACCATAACAACTAGTTCTATTGCCGATGATCAGTGGCATCATTATGCTTTCACACTCAAAAACAGCGGGGACGACTTAGACATTAAGTTCTATTTTGATGGCACATGTGCCGATGCAAGGACTATTACAACCGCTTCAATTGGTTATGTTAGTGGTACAGTTAATGCAACGATTGGCTCCCTCATTACAGCCCCTTCTGGTACCACCACTCCAGCGAAAGGTTGGGGTAAACTATCTGGCTCACTAGATGAATTCAGATACTGGAAAACTGAAAGAAGCTCTGCAGAAATTGTCAGATACATGATTGAGCCCATCGGAGGTGGAACAAACACTGATGATGCAAATACAAAACTTGGTGTATACTATAAATTTAATGAAGGAATCGTTGGAAATTCAACCTATGATCAATCTATCTTAGATTATTCAGGGCGTATAAGTAACGGTACTTATGTGGGATATAATTCTTCTACAAGGAATGTCGGATCTGCGATGGTTAGCTCTGGTTTGGTAACTACTGAATTTAAAGATCCTATTTTATACAGCTTTCATCCGGACGTTGCATCTATTTTAGATACTAAAAAGAAAGAAGGAGACATACATGATTATGCCAACAACGCTTCTATTTATCACTCTCTTCCGGCCTGGATCACAGAAGATGATGAAGACAAAGAATATTCACCATTAAAAAACTTAACACAAATTATCGGTGCTTATTTTGATTCTTTGGCGGAACAGATTAATTCTATACCAAAGCTCAAACACAAAACATATTTTAGTTCAAGCTATAAGGCCCAACCATTTAACGATAGGCTTTTGCAATCAATCGGCTTTGATTATTTCCCAGAATTATTTTCTGATGCTACGGAGTTAGAATATTTTAAAAGTAGAAATGACCGCTCCTTGTTTGAGCAAAAGCTGTATGATGTAAAAAATAGAATTTATCGTAACATTTATAACAACATTATTTACATAAATAAAACAAAAGGCACTGAAAAGTCTTTTAGAAATCTCATACATTGTTTTGGGTTAGGTGACGAAATCTATCGTATTAATACATACGGAAATCGTGTGACTTATACGCTTAAAGACAATTACAAATCAATATCGGAATATAAAAAATATGTTAATTTTGGATTAACTGGTTCTTCTGGAGCTACTGTTTTCCCATATTCCTCCAGTGCGAATCCTAATTCTAAAGCAATTATTTCTTCTTCTTATGGCTTAACTGATTATCTTGGTTTTACTATGGAGTCAGAAGTATTTTTTCCAATTCGTCACTCTATGGCGGACACAAACACAGTGGCTGAAACCGACAAAGGTCCAAGTAAACCTTTTAGAACTTATTATCCATTTGCAACTGCTTCTCTTTTTGGCATACACCAAGTTGAACTAGACGCAACTGGAAATGATTTAACTTGGGCCGCTAGCGATTATGCAAACTTTCAAGTTTATGCACACAAATCTGCAGACTATTCTAAAAGGTGTAAATTTGTTTTAACCGGCACCGGCGTTTCAGTCATGGGCCCCTTAAACTTGTCTAGTAACTATATTGATGATGTTTTTGATGACACGCGCTGGTCATTTTCTGTCTCTATTAAGCCAAATTCAAATGCAGATCTCACGCCCGGCTCTTCTGGTTCGATTGCAATAGATGGATACACAGTAGAATTTTATGGTGTAGAAAAGATAGTAGATTATGTTAAAAATGAATTTTACACTACCGGAACAATTACTGCTGATGAAGGAAATAAGTTTTTAAATTATCCAAAGGCGCCTTATATAGGAGCACACAGAACGAACTTTTCCGGCAATGTTCGCCAAAAAGCCGATGGTAATATTTCTTCTACAAGGGTGTGGTTTTCTCATGTCCCAACAGGAACCATAAAACAACATCACCAAGATGTTAAAAACTATGGTGTGGAACATCCGTTCCGCAGCACTTATTTATATCCAACTTCTTTAAATGGTACTAAGATTCCAACTATTGATACGCTAGTATTAAACTGGACTTTTGATACTGTGACAGATTCTGACTCTAGTGGCGAGTTTGTAGGCGAAGATTATTCGTCCGGATCAGTCAGCAAAGTGGATCGATATGGTCAGTTTGGTGAATTAGTCGGTAAACAATATCTGGCGAAAGGCTTTGGTTTTCCAGCGAACTCGGCTCTCCCAATAAACAAAAAGTTTGTTAGTTCTGGAAAAAAACAATTGCCGGAGATGATCAATAGTTCTGATATGGTCAATATTTTAACGGACGATGATCTGTTTTTTAATAAGGTCGATTTGATGAGGCCTACCAATTATTACACTTCAATCGAAAAAAGCATGTATCAAACCATATCTGATGAAATGATAAAGATGTTTTCTACTATAAAAGATTTTAATAATTTGGTTGGAGAGCCTGTTAATAAATATCGTGACGAATACAAAGATATGGCAAAATTGCGCCAGATGTTTTATGAAAGGATTGGTAACACGCCAGACTTAGATAAATATGTTGATTTTTATAAATGGGTCGATATTACATTAGATACACTCTTGGGATATTTAGTGCCAGCGTCTTCAGATATGAGTGATCAATATGGCTCTAATATACGCACCATGGTAGAAAATACAGTTCTTAGTAGAGATAAATACAAGTGGCAATATCCTACATTTGAAGACAAAACTCAAGACATTGAAGGCACTTTATTAGGAATTAACGAAGTGGCTTATAATTGGAAATTTGGCACTCCACCATTATCAAGCTCTCCAGATGATCAAGCCTCAAACTGTCTTTGGTGGAAAGAAAGGGCAGAAAGAACCCAATCAGATATATCTTCTGGCGATGCGCAAGTTGATTCAAATAAACAAACATTATTAGATTCTATAACAAACGATACAAATGCTGCTGCGCCAACTCTTGGTTCATATGACGCCGATTCAGGAGAAATAAGCACATATGAAGGCTCAACGTATGTAACTAGAAGATTGGCCAGACCCTTAAGACTAAAGGTTGATGAACTCCCAGCAATTAAAGGGGGCGTCAATTCACATCAAAACAAACAAACTGATATGTTTGATGCTACAATGAAAAATCCAGACGCCGCTATAGCTTTTTTTCAAGCTTTAGCAACAGACGTTGATTCTTTAAAAGACTGTGATGATAACCTAGACTTAGTTCAAAAGCGCAAACAGCCGTTTAAGGCACTGTTAAGGCCCTTCGCAGGCGTAGTTTCTAAGCCTTATACACTTTCTAAGGGTGACTTATTCGCTCCATTTTCCTTATATAGTGCTTCTATTGACGGAGGCTACCACAATGATATATCAGCCAATTGGTTAGCTGGAGTAGACATCACAAATATTCATGAAGATACTTATGGGCCTTTATATGGAAGGCCGTTACAAACACCCTTCACAGAAAAGTTTGTTGGAGGAAAGGCGAATCGCCATGTGTTTAGTAACTTTAATCCCCAAAATTCTAGCCCTGACCAAGAAAGCGATAGAACGGAGGCATGGAATCTTTTGTTACCTGGAGGCGGCACGCTTCTTATTTATGCTCCCTCCCAATTTAACACTCGCCCACATGTAGTTTTTCATAGAGATGAATATGCAAAACGACCTGTTAATATTAGGAACATTAAGATGTTTACCGGATCTTCCACTGAAGTGGCCGGAAGACCAGATCAGGTATTAAATGCTACAAATATAGGAAATTATACACATAATTATGAATTAGTCATGACCAACGGTCGATCAACCAACAATAGATATCTTGCAGAATCGGACGGTGATTTGCCAACTATATACACCGATTCTCCTTATGTTTCAGGCGCCGTCGATTTTGCTTTGCCAAGACGAGATCTAACAGGAAGTACAAAATCTATTATAGTTAATCGGTTCTCCGCTCCCGGCGACGATGTAACAATGTGCGAAGGAATGCTAGATACAGAGGCTGCAGAATATAGTATATACAATGCGCTGCCATGGAGAAACCTGCCGGTAAGAAAGTCAATGCAAGAGCTTTTTTCGGATCACACAAATCAATTTGGCTATTTTAGCGATGCTAAAACTGTGGCCGATTATGAGCAGTATCTCGCTGATGGGCACACTCCGCTGACGCCTTCTCCTGTTGGAAACAGTACTGTTGACGCTTCTGACTATTCTGGTACAGGCTCGTTTCACAAAGTTAACAGAAATGCTCGAAAAGTAATACGACTTTCAGGTTCTTCCACCAGTAGTTATGTGAGTGGTGAAGCATACGATAACTGGTATGTACAACATCAAATCCCACAAACTGACTTACAATATGCATGGATTACAGCTAGCGTTGTAAATGGATATAGCGGATCCGCTTTGTACGGCTACGAACAGCCGGATTTCAGCAATGCTAGTTTAGCTTCTACAGACTTAACGTTTTGTAGTGCTAGTGATTTTGGTTCGTTAGTAGACAAATCGAGTGGTATTAGATATTTTGGAAGAACCAAATCCACATATAATACAGTCGTCCCACTGGGCGCAGGCACGTACGCGTCAGGTTCTTTTATATTTACAGATTTTGCTGGATTAAACATTCATATATATGAGCCAATTACAAGTTCACAAAACTTGTTAGGATATACATTTACAGATAGCATACCGTTGGGCGTACATAACGTCGCTGGATCTGGATATACAAGTCCATTCGTAACTCCAATAAGTACTGGCGGCGAACAAAACGGCGTTGTTAGTGTTTTTAATGCATTGATGCTTAATAGAAATGGCCCATATGGATGGCCATCTTGGAAACA